TTACTTGCGGATATGGTCCTCCCCGCAGAAAAAATTTCATGGCTACGGGAAAACCCTAGTATTGGGAAGACAGCCTTTATCCTGGCTGGCGGCAATCAACACTTTGCCGGAATAAACCCACGCGGCGGTCAAGAGAATACCAGGCTGCACTACACCTACAAATTCCTGCCGTTTACTTTGACCCAGGTTTATGCCGGTCGTATGGCGCAGCAAATTTGCCAGCCTGATTACATAACCACTGACGCCACTGCTTGTGTTTCTAGCCTAAAAGTCTTGATGGACTGCCAAATGCTAGAGGCTTACGGGTTTACCAGGTTCATTATCTTGGGTGTCGAGGACGCTGTAAGTAATTCCGTCCTGGAATTCTTTGGGGATGCTGGCGCCTCACTGACTATAAAACGGGAGGAAGAAGGTGTTTTGCCTAGCGCCTTTGATCAAAAAAACGGGGGATTCTACGTTGGGCAGGGCGCGGTGTTTGCGGTATTTCAAAGTGAAAAGGAGGTCCTGCATTACGGGCTTACCCCGAAGGCTAGATTGTTATCAGCATATCATGCTGCCGAAATTACTAAGAATGCCATTGGACAGCGGGATGACGGAGAAGGCTATGTCAATGCCATTGAAGGTGCGTTAGCGTATGGGCAGGTTAATCGCAAAGACGTTTCAATTGTTAAGTCTCATGGCACTGGAACCGCATCAAACAACGCTTCTGAAAGGGCTGCTTTATTTAGGACACTCAACAACTTTGTTGCCACTTCATACAAACAAAAAATAGGTCACACAATGGGTGCTTCGGGGTTGCTAGAAACACTACTTTTGCTTGACAATGTAGCATGTGGTGTTGTACCAGGTATAGCGAACAGAACTGAAACTGATCATGTGTTTTTGTCTCAGGATTGTGAGGCGCCTGATGGACTGATACTAAGTGTTGCGGCTGGTATGGGCAATGTGTATTCGGCTGCGATCTTTGAACCTGTGAGGTAGTGACATGGCAAAAATGGTTGACAGCCGAGAGAAGGAATTAAGCGTCGAAGACATAATCGGCATCGCCGGAATGAATACCGACGCAGGGGTTCAGGTCGGGCAATTGATTCAGATGATCAACGCTGAATTACAAATGCCTGACACGCTGTTCCTAAGACAAGGTAACACACTCTTCATCATTCACAAAGCAGAGCCCCGCGTGGGCTTTTTTCGCGCATTGAATGCTGATACTGCAAACAACTTCTTGCAAAACGGCACGGAGTTTATCAAAGCCTGCTACAAAATGGGCTTCGACACAATGGCGACTCAGTTTGATGATCCGACTTTGCTGAGTATTTTCCGCTACATATCTCAAAATCCTCCTAACCCTGACATGGGTTATCAGGTAGAAAAGACGGAAGACGGGGGCTTTTATGTAACTGTCCAGTGTGGACCAAGGCGGGAGGCATAAAAGATGAGCGCAGCCGTTAAAGCCGTTGGAAAAGTTGTATCCGGCGCAGTTGAAGCAGTTGGTAGCGCAGTAAAGACTGTTGTTGAGGTCGTCGAAAATACTGCTAGAGCCGTTGTAGAAAATCCTGAAATTCTTGTAATTGCAGTTGTTGCGCCGCAGATATTGCCTGCGATTGGCGTGCCTGCAATTGCTGTTCAACCGATCACGGCTGGTCTTATCTCAGCGTCTCAGGGCGGTGACATTGAGGACATTGGTAAGGCTGCGCTTGGCGCTTACATTGCACCACAAGTGGCTGGCAGGGTGGGCGGTGCGGTGGCGGAAGCAACGGCTGGCTCTTCATTGCAAAACGCTTTGGCGAGTGCAGCCGGTTCCGCTGCTGGCTCCGCAGCCGGTGCTGCAATTGTTGGTGGTGATGTTGGTAAAGCAGCGCTTTTAGGTGCTGCTGGTGGTGCTGGCGCTTCAGTTGGTCGTGAATTGGCTGCTTCGTATGAGTATGGCACCACACCATTTAGCGATCAAAACCGAGCATTGATTGCGCAAGATGCTGGCATTAACAAATTCAATCAAATTGCAGCCGACATTGGATCAGGTGTTGCGCGTGGAGTTGTTGGCGGTGATTTTGAGGGTGAATTGACCAATGCAGTTTCCGGCATTGCAAACCGAGAAATTGGTGAAATGTTGCGTGACGCATTCAAATCAACACCTGGCGCAAAAGAAACGCAGAAAGCGCAAGAGATTCTTGCTGCCGAACTTGATTCAAACCCTGTGTATCAAGAGCAAGTGCAGTTGGCGCAAATTGCTAACGGCAATGTGCCATTGAGCGTCGATCAACAAATTGATGCACTTGCAGAAGCGTTAGCGCGTGAAGAGTTTGATATTGCGGCAGAAGAAAATGCAATACAAACTGCTGCGCTACCTGCTGTTGCGCTGCCAGTCGCTAGTGCTGCTGCCCGTGCAGCAATGCAGTCTGCTCCACAAGTGGTAGCGCGAATTGCACGTTTTGCCGCAAATGATCCACGTTTTGCGCAAGTCATGGCAACAAACCCTTACGTTCAGCGTTTGCTTGCATCGGCTGGCGTGAGCATTACGATCTCTTTGACTGGCGACACAGTGGTAACGCCTGCTACTCCGCCTGATCAATCCGCTGCTGAAACCGCACGTTTGAACCGTTATGCCGCTGACATTCAAAAAAGCCTGCCCAAAACCAATACGCAGCAAATTACACGTTTGGAAAATGCTGCACGCCAGGCTGAACTGTCGTCAGCGCGTGAAGAATTAGTGCGCTTGGATCGTCAAGGATATAACGTTGACAGAGAATTAAGCCGAGTTGATACGGAACTCAATCGTATTTCTCAGCAATTCCCGTTGACTGAGCCAACGATTGACGCAACGCCTGAGTTTGAGCCTGGGACTCTGCCGCCTACTACGGCACCTGAAGTTGAGCCTGAAATCACTGTGCCACGCGCACCTGAATTTACTCCGCTTCCGGAAGTTGAAGTTGCTCCTGGTCGTGCGCCTCAGATTGATATTGACGTGTCTCCTGGCACTCAGCCAAGTCCACGTCCAGCGACTAGACCTGGAACTCGCCCAGGCGAAAGACCGGCGGAGGAACCTGCGCCTGGAACAAGTCCAGTTACTCGTCCAGTTACGCGCCCTGATACTGCCGTTCGTCCAGGCGAAGAGCCTGCTGTTGAGCCGGTATCTGACAAAGAGCCAGCCTCTAGAACTGAGCCAGCAAGACCTGGTGGAACACGAACTGATGGTCGTCGTCCTGTTACTACTCAGCCAGTGGATATTGATGAACTGTTTACTGATGAGGAAATCCTTAATTTGATTCGTGAAAGTTTTGGTGAGGACTATCTTGAGGATACGCAAGTTGAGGGAATGGAATCTGATACACAAACCGGCGGAAGATTCCCTGCTACCGTTGATATTGAAATGGCAGGTGCAGCAAAACGCCCTGACGTCCGCAAGTCGTTAAGTAGCCGCCAAGTTGGGCAGGGTGTGGCTGCGATTGTTGGAGATAAGGACCCGACTTTTGGCGGTGATCCTAACGTACAGCAAGACGTGTGGAACGTGCGTTCATTGAGACTGAGAAAGGCATTGGGACTATGAAAACCATTGAAATGATGACTGGCGGCGGTATGAATACCGTGCAAGAAATGGCTGAAATGATCCGCAAGATGGGTCGCGGTAAAGATCGGATTCTTGCGCACATTACGCCGGAAGAAGCAGTCATGCTCAAGCGCATGGGCGGCAGAGGAACAATCAATCCAATGACCGGCTTACCTGAGTTTCAGGATGACCTGGATCAGTGGTTTGATGACTACTATGCTAAAGGCGGCGGCGGTCAAACCTCTCAAGAATTTCCACTCAATGAAAGCCTTGGCGCAAACATTGATCAGCCTCAAGTTAACATTGTTCAGAATCGTGGTCCTGAGTTTGATACTGGATCGGGATATACCCGCAGTTACTTGCCGCCGGACTCATTGCAAGACATAGAAACGTCTGAGCGCATGGCAAGCCAGGAATTTCCCCTGAGTACCCGTGAAGCGCCTCCGGTCGAAGAAACATTTGCTCAAAGCGCAGAGCGTCGTCTGCGAGACATTCGTGGCACCTTGGATAAATATCCTAACCTTACTCGCCTTGCCAGCGGTACTGGTGCTGTATTGGCGCAAGGTCTAATGGCTGCCCGTGCAAACAGACAATATCGCCAAATGGCTGATGAAGCACGTCGTCGCGCTCAACCATTCCGCGCTGCTGAAACTGAGGCTATGGGTCGTGCGACTGGCACCGGATTGACTCCGCAGCAATCGCAGGAACTTGAGAATGAGTTAGCCCGTGCCCGTCAAGGTTTGAGCCAGCGCAACATTTCTACAGGTAGCGCTGCTGCTGGTGTCCAGGCTGGTCAGCGTCAAAGAGCGCAAAGCCTGGCACGCCGCGAGAGTTTCACCGAAGCATTGCGTCTTGCCAACATTGCAGATCAATATGAGGCACGCGCACTTGAGGCTGAACTGGCGCGTGATCAACAACTATCAAAACTGTTTGCAGACATTGTGGGTCGTGAACTACAGGCTGCAACTCGCACGTCAAATGTGCCGCAACGTTAAGGAGGTGCTATGGAGCAAAATGGAACCAGTACTCTACCGGATACGCTTGGCACTGTGCCGACTGCGCTCACTGGTTTGGGCAAAGAAAAAAGCGTTACCGGACGAGCAAACGTTGCAAGACAGCAATTGCCAGCCCTCTTCAAAGGTCGTGCGCAAGCGGAAGCCGAAGCAGAGTTTGGAAAGTTTGAGCGCGATCAAGACGTCGCCAAAAAGACAGCCCAAGCAGAGCGCACCCTTGCCGACAAAAGCCGTGAGGAAACGCAAGCCCTCGAAGCAGGCATAAAGCCATACAAAGAGTTTGAGGTTCCTGAGTACAAGGCATCGGACTACGCTGCCAATACTGCCATTCGGATCGTTACAGCACTTGCATTGGGTGGCGTAGCCAAGTCTAGCGCAATGGGTCAATTGCAAGCCATTCGCTCTATGCAGGAAGCAGAGGATCGCGGTTTGCGCGATTCCTTTACTGCTGCCCGTATGAAGTTTGATGAGGCTGAAAAGTCCCGGATCGACAACAATAAGATGCTCAAGGATCGGTTTGATCGCATGATGAACTTGTTGTCTAGGGATCGCAATGCAGCATTGGCTGAAGCAAAGATTATTGAGGCGAAAATGGGACAGGGCATTATTGCTGCCCAGTTGCGTGCCGGTAACTATTCCAAGGCTTACGATCTATTTAACAAGGCAATTGAAGCAGGCGACAAGATTGCTCTTGAGCAAATGAAGCAGGCTGCAAAGCCAGCCAAGGTTCAGCAATTGCCTTCCGACCTAGTTAAGTCGTTTGAGAACGTGGGTCAAACCAATGTTGCGCTTAATCGCGCTGCACAAACTGCCAAGCCTGAATTCTTTGGTGTTGCGCCAAGTGATGCAATTGCTGATCTGATCGTGTCCGGTGTTGAGAAGGACTTGCCAGTTGGCGACATTATGAAAGGTCTTGGCGTCAATGCACCTAGAGTTACCCGCGAAACGGTTGAGTGGTGGAAAGATTACCAGGCGTTTGTTGCTCAAACCCGTAATAAATTATTCGGCGCAACATTGACCCCCCGTGAGGCTGGAGATTTCCGTAAATTTACGATTGGTCCTGCTACCGATCCAAAGGTTGCTGCTGATTACTTTAACCGTCAATTGCAGATCATTGCCCAGGCTGTTGAGCGTGAGCGTGCCAAGGGACGCACTCGCGGTGTGGATGATGCTGTCATTGGCTCATATCTTGATCTACCCAAAGATCAGGTGACGCCAGGCGGTAGCAATGCGCCTGCTGCTGGCGGTGGTCAAAGACAGGCATTTGCTACTGAGGCTGAAGCCGATGCTGCTTTTGCGGCTGGCAAGATTGGTGATGGTTCCAAGATTACTATTGGCGGTCGCAACGCTACTTATCGGGCAGGTCAATAATGGCTATTCAATACGAAGACACTCCGCAGCCACGCCGTAGTCGTATTGAGTACGAATCTGAGCCTGCGCCTGCGCCAAAGAAAAACGAATCTTTCACAATTGCTTCAAGTCCGCAGGCTAAAAGCCTGGCTGATCAAATTCCAGTCAGTGACCAGGACCGTGAGGCTGCACGTCTTGCTGCGCAAATTCCCCCTGAAAAGCGAGTCCAGCCAGTAAGTCCACTAGAGTCTGCGCTTATGGCTATGTCTGCTATTCCAGTATTGGGTGGCGGCGCACGCCTGGCACAGTTGGGACTGCGTGGATCGCAGCGTCTTGCGCCTTATGCTGCCCGTGCTGCCGAACTATTCATTCCGAAAACTGGCGTTGAACTGGCTAAACGTACAGCATTAACTGGTACGGGCGCGGCTGCTGCTCAAGCCGCAAGCAATCTATTGCCGGAAGACACAAGCCCATTGACACGTTTCGGCGTTGAGACTGGTACAGGATTGGCTGTCGAAGGTGCCGCTGGCGCTGGTCGATCTGCTTTGCGTTCATTACGCCCGATTCTGCCCGGTGGTCCGCAGCGTGCTGGTGAGCGCGTTGTGCGTGAGTTTGAGCCACAACAGATTCAAACCCTGCCTCAAGTATCTGAGCGCTCGTCCAGTGTCATGCGCCGTATGCAGGAAGCATTGCGCGGCGCACCAAAAGAAGAAGCGATTGACGTTACTGAACTGTCTCGCATTCTTGGTACGGAGGCTGCAAAGACCCGTGCTGGTGGTGGCGCTTTGGCAGAACGTTTGGCTGCTGGAACTGAGCGCAGGCTGTCTGACATAAGCAGACCACGCACGTCAGCAGAGATTGGTCAAGAAGCCCGTCAAATTGTTGACACCAGGTTGAGTGCTTTGAAGAAAGCGAGAGAGCAAGAGGTGGACATTAACAAGTCTGCCGCTTTTAACCTGGCAAGAAACCAAGAGCGTGCTGGTCGTCGCGTCAATGAAACCGCTGCGTTTAAGGATGCAGAGGCAAAACTTGCCGCAATGAAGATTGATCCTGAAACCAAGTTGCCGTTAACGACTGGCGAGACTGGCTCACAAATTGATCTAGTGCGCCGTGAGTTAACAGGTGTGATCTTGGACCCCATGACTGGTGAAACTCGCCGTGTTGGTGTGTCCTTCCAAAAACTTGAGGACTTGCGCCGCAAACTAGGTGATCGTGCAGCAGGCTTACCTGCCGAGGGTTATGACGCCATTGGGCAACAACAAGCAGGCAATCTGAAAACCCTGGTCGAAAACGTGATGAAAGAGTTTACCGGGGGTGCCTTTGATCCGAAATCAGGATTAACTAAGGGCGGAGACTTTGAAAAGTATCTGCTTGACTACCGTAAGGCTTCGGAGCCTATCAACGCTTTCCGTACTAGCCTTGGTCAAAAACTTACTGGTCGTGCCGAAACTGATCTGTCCCGCTTTGTGACGGATGAACAAGCGCTGCCCAAAGCAATCTTTTCTAGTCCGCGAAACGTTGACGACTTTATTGCGCTGGCTGGCGGAGATACGGCTGTCGTTGAAAGACTGGCACGAAACTTTGTAAGCCGCGAGTTGGCTGGCGCTACGCCAAAGCAGATCAATAACTTCCTGCAAACAAACAGCGCATGGCTGGCTAAATTTCCGACAGTGCGTGATGACTTCGCTAAGTTTGCTCAGAAGGCAACGCAAGAGACTGACGTTCAAAAACGCCTGGCTACCCGCACTGAACAACGTGCTGGACGCTTTGAGTTGGGACGTGATCCTGCCGAGCAAGCCCGTAACTTCAATGCTCTGATCAAGACCGGCAGTGCCAATGATCTTGCCGCTGCTGGACGTACTCTGTCACAAACCCCGGAGGGTGCTGAACTCTTCAAGCGTGGTGTGCGTGACGTCCTTGGCACCGAGAATCCTGGCAGTCTAGAGCGCGTGTATCGGGATCGTATCCGTCCTGCAATGAATGCTTCCGGATTGTACAGACCTGACGAACTGAACTTTGTCGATCAGTCGATCCGTGACATTGTGCAGGTGCAAAACGCCGTGAACCAGGCTATGAGCCGTGCTTCTCAAATCCCTGGCGCTGAGACAAGTGCTGCCCAGTTGACTCGCCTGATCAATGAGGAAGTTAGCCAAATGAAGAAGGGTGGCGTCATGGCTACCGTCATTCTTGGTGCATTGCTCAAGGGTGCAGATACGCTTGGCTTGCCAACCCCTAGCCCTGGATACTTAGTCGGTGGAGCCGGTGTTGGCGCGGCACTAGCCAAAGACTCGTATTTGCAGTACAACAATAGAATCCGTGAAGCGGTTAACGATATTGTGACTGATCCAGTTAAACTGCGGCAGGTCATGTCGGCACCCCCGGCGCAGCGTGAGGGTGTGCTTGGCAGGATGATCCGTCAGACCACTGGCGTCGCGCTTGGTGTTTCAACGCCTGAAGTGGAGGAAGTCAATGCCCCTGAGTAAAGGTTCTAGTCAAAAGACTATCAGCAAAAACATTGGTGAAATGGTCCGCAAGTTTAAGGAAAGCGGCAAGATTGGTTCGTCCCGTCCTGCCAATATCCGTGCTGCGGTTAAGCAAGCGGCGGCGGCTGCCTACACTTCGGCACGCAAAAGCAGAAAGGCAAAACGATGAGCGCTTACCAGGAATATGAAAACGGTAATGACTACCGTAAAAGCCAGCCAGGTGACACGGAAGAAATGAAGAAACTCACTGACATGCGCAAGGCGCGTGAGGCTGCAAAGGGAACGTCGATGCTATTGGGTGATCGGCGTATGAAGCGCGAGAAGCGTGACAATAGAAAGATGGAGAGATGAGCAAGAAGAGCAAGGGCGTAAACCCTGAACTTGAAGAGGCAATCAATAAATTGCTCAAAGAGGTAATGCAAGACTCTACTGCTTCGTTGACTGATAAGACCAAGGTACTTGATAGGGCACTAAAACTTGAACAGATCAAACAAAAAATCAGCGACGATGAGTGGGGCAAAGGATTTTTCACTGAAGAAGGAGAAGAGTAATGATGGACGGGGCTGCGTTGAAAATAGTACGGGTGGCGATGGAGGTTCTCTCTATGCGGTTATTGACCATCCTGGCTATGGGTATGAGTTTCCTGCTCGCTTGTTGGGCGATGTGGGAACCTACTTGGGAGAGGATGGGAACGGCTGGATTTTTTGCCGTGTGTATTTATTTACCGTGCATTAGTTGGGAAAGGAAAAATCGAAATGATGAAGATCAGTAAAACAAGTATTACGGCTTACATGAAATCTGAAGAGAATGAGTATGCTGGTAAATCTGCTGGCGATGCAATGCGTCCGGCAAGCATTTCCGATACTTATGGTCGTGGCAAGCCTACTCGTACAAACCCTATCGGCGGTTTCATGGCTATGCAGTGCTTCTCAGGTTCGCCTGATCAAAAGAAGTCCCCCACTAGCAAGCCTGGAAATGCTGGCAAAAAGAGGATCGTCTAATGGGAATCATGGCATTTACCCCGATGGGGGACACGGTAACGTTTACCGCTGCCGTTACTCCCCCTACACCTGTCCAGGCTTCCTCTACGACCATCGGTGGCACTCAGTTCAGGGTTCATAACCTTGGAAACGTTGCCGTATATCTTGGTTTTGGTCCAAACGCAAACGCGGCAACAACAATGGCGAACGTGTCTGTTGTTGGGTCAACACTAAGTTTGATGCCAAATTCGGTCGAGGTTTTCACCTTGAATGCTAATCAGTACTTTACTGGGGCAACAACGAGTGGAACTGCTGTAGTTAACATCACACCTGGGGATGGTCTGTAATGGCACTGCGTACTGCTGGTGGATTGACAGTCAACATTAGTGGCGGATTCACCGGCTACTACGGTTCCTTTTATAGTAGCGTTGATCAGTCAGTAGCAGCCAATACACCGATTGCAATGGCTGCCGAAACCACTGCCGACGCAGATGGCGTTAGCATGGGTTTAGATGGTTCCGGCAAAAAGACGGAGATTACGTTTGCTAATGCAGGGACATACAACATTCAATTCTCAGCCCAGTATCACAACACTGGTGGTGGTGGATCAGGTCAAACCTTAGATATTTGGTTTGCCTTAAATGGCACAGCCATAGCAGATTCGGCAACCAAGTTGGTAGTACCGTCCAATGCGCCATACGTTGTAGCAGCCTGGAACTTTATCGTTAGCCTTGCAGCAGGCGATTACATAGAAATCTATTGGAAGACAGATAACGCCAACATCAAGTTAGAGCATATAAATGCTGCTTCTCCAGTACCGGCAATACCGTCCGTAATTATTACTGCACAGCAAGTGAGGTAATTATGTTTGATCCGTTAAGTGTCCTAGCCATATTTGGTCCACTTGCGGTTGATGCAGGCAAGGCTTTAATCAATAAATTCCTTGCCCCAGCCGAATTCAAACCTGCCACGATTGAACAGTACGTTCAGATGCGCGACGTTGATCTGCGCATGTTTGAGGCGATGAACAATGCTGGTGGCACTAATCAATCCTATCCCTGGGTTGAGGCGGTGGTCCGGCTCATGCGTCCTACCGTTGCCGCGCTGGTCTTGCTGACCTGGGCATGGAGTAAGGTATCGGGAAATCCATCCGACGCTATTGATAACTTCGCCGCCGCCATAGGTTTTTACCTTTTTGGTGATCGGACTTTGTTCTACGCCAACAAGTCTTTGAAAAAATAATGGACTGGTCGCGCTATCCAAACTTCAAGGCTGACGAATTTAAGTGCAGCCATTGCGGTGATAATGAGATCAAGCCTGAGTTGCTAGACAAGTTGCAAGCGCTGCGCTCCAAATACGGTAAGCCAATGCGTGTCACGTCCGGCTACCGTTGTCCACAGCACCCCATTGAAGCCAAGAAACCTGCGCCTGGACCACACTCAAGCGGATTGGCATGCGACATAGGAGTTGAAGGCGCTGACGCCCATAAACTTCTTGGCATGGCGATTGAGGCTGGATTCAAGGGGATTGGTGTTCAACAAAAGGGGACTGGCAGATTCTTGCACTTGGACCTGGTTGCCGGTCCGAATCGTCCTACGGTGTGGAGTTACTAATGGCAAAGAAAAAGGGTGTCTCTCTTTCGATTGGGCGCGGCGAGAAGTTGTCTGCCAAGCAGGGTGCCGGTCTTACTGCCAAAGGTCGTGCCAAGTACAATCGTGAGACAGGCAGCAATCTAAAGGCTCCTGCGCCAAATCCCAAAACAAAGCGGGATGCAGGCAGGAAACGTTCGTTTTGTGCCCGGATGGGTGGCGTTGTGAGGAAAGCCAAAGGTCCTGCAACTCGCGCTAGGGCGTCTATGAGAAGATGGGGGTGTCGATGAAACCAGGACTTTATGCCAATATCGCAGCCAAGCGTGCCAGGATCAAGGCTGGTAGCGGCGAAAGAATGAGAAAGCCAGGCAGCAAGGGTGCGCCTACTGCGCAGGCTTTCAAACGATCTGCGCGTACTGCCAAGCGGTAGTACATGCGGTTGCCAGTGGGGATTCTCCTTCAAGCGCTTTGCTTACCCCACGTTACGCCCCGGCTCCGTGCCGGGGTCTTTTTTAGTATCGGTCGTTCACCAGGTCAATGATCTTGCTGGCAGCGAGTAACGCTTGCTGATTGGTTGGGCTAAGTATCTCTGCCACTTTCATACCAGCAGCGTCGATGATGAACATATCCTTGCCGTTAACCATAATCGCCCAGGGCGTGTTGAGCATGTCTGCGGTCCACTCGCGCTCACGATCAGATTCGTAGGCTTGCTGAGAGTCGTCTTCGATCATTTCTTGCTCACCTTTTTAGCCTTGGTTGTCTTTGGCGCAGGTGGTGCCTCTTCCGGTGGTAGTAATCCCTCAAAGGTATAACTGCCCATGTGACCTAACTGGCACCAGGGTGCTGCATAAATCTTGCCGCCGTGCCTACGCCACTCGTTGCAAAAGTAATAGTCTTCCGATAAAAAGCGCTGCGTGTCCGGGCAAATTGGGTCCATAAAAAATGCGTGGATCAATTCCCCAGGCTTGTAAGCATTCATGTCGTTACGGTACTGTGGCGTCCACTCTTTCATCTTTTCAAAGACTTGGCGCTTGATCAGCATAAAGCCAGTACCAATGGCAAATACTTCGCATGGCTGATCGACTGGCACGGTTATGTTGTTCTCAAAATTGACAGTGTTAACGACAAACGATCCAGTGTAGTTTTGCAGGTTGGTCTTGCCTTCAACGGCAGCCTTGCGAACCATGTCCCAGTTGATCTCTTTCTTTGGATAGATTCCGCCGATAATGTCCTTGTCTGCCTGCAACATTCTTGCTGCATCCTCGGCTCTGAACCGAATGTCTGCGTCGATCCAAAACATGTAATCGTGATCGCCTTGCAAGAATTGGTGCGCCATGTTGTTGCGTGCCCTTGTGATCAGGGATTCGTTGAACATGAAGGCACATGCTACTTGGTGCCCCAGGGAAGAGAATAAGTTAACTAGCCCCAGTAGTGATTGCACATAAGTACCAGTACACATGCCGCCGTACATTGGTGTTGCTACAAAAATCTTTGCCATGTTTTCTCCATTGTTGAATTGGTGGGGCATGCCGCAGTGCCACTGTGCCCCGCAGCGGTCCTAACTGTCTTCCGTTGCAGAAGACTCATCCTGCGACTGACGGGGGGTTAACTCATTGCCTAGCAGTTTCAGCAGATCAGGCAGGTGCATCACAGCCAGGGACTTTTTGCCATCTGCACGCATGATCACCACAGGTGTTTGACCAGCCTCACACGCCTGGTCTGCCTGCTCCATGAATTCGTACACAGCAATCTTTCTCCGGCGTTTGCATTCAATAAGATAGTTTCCAAGCAGCAAGTCGCCCTCTTCACGCTCCTGGTATTGCTTCAGGTTGCGCTTGATCTTGATGCCAAGCATGTCAAATATCTCATTGGCTACCTCACGCTCGTAGGTAGCCCCGCGCTGTCTGCTGATCTTTGCCATTAGTAGCAGGACGTGTTGCAGTTACCGCCATAGCAGCACGTCGTACAAGTGACGTAGCGACCATTGACGTAGTAACTGTGCGTCGTACAGGCTGCGTATGCTGCTGACGCAACAAACAATCCAGCAAGTGCGAGTACAAGTTTCTTCATGCTCTTCTCCTTAAAATGGAATGTCGTCGTCTGAGTCCACGCGACGGGATGGGAAAGGATTTCGGTTGGCTCTCGGCGGCTGATTGGTGTCTGCCGCGTTCTCAGGCTGCCAGTTGTCTTCCTTCAGGCTTATCAAAGCACCGACCGAAGTCTCTTTCGTCCAGGCTGCCAGTTTAACTGTGTCGCCTGCTCTGTAGTCCCGTTCTAGTTTGATCTCGCCCTTCCAGTCCGGTCCTGATCCCTTTTTGTACCGGTTCGATAGCAGTACCCCAGTACCTCTCATGCGTTCACGATCTGTCATTTCTTAGTCCTTTCAGTAGATAGGTTCGCCCAGTTGAATTGAGCGCTCATCATTTCGTCAAAATCAAAATGTTTGCCAAAGCATCCCCGGAAAGAGATTTCCTCTGCCTCAAAGCCCCATACCTTGTTGTCGTAGATATAAACGGCAGCAGGTAATGTGGTTGCCTCACTGACAAAGTTGTGTCCCTTGACGGTTGCAGTCCAAATGCCGGAGCGCGTAGCCTTGCTTTCGATCAAGCCCCAATGCTCAAGCAGTGGATAGGTCTTGCTCTTTAGCATCCACCTGGGCGCTTTGTTTTGCACATCCACCCACCCTTCAGAATCCAGGTGAGTAATGATCCAGCGCAGGCATAGCGCAAGGTGTTGGCTCAGTTTGATCTTGTAAACCTTGCCCCACTTGCCGCAGCAAGGGCAGTACGCTCCCTCGCCTTCTATTGCCTTGCTCCAGTTATGGCGCATCCGTGCCAGGAAGTTGCCTTCCGATTCAAATAACTCCGCCTGGTCCGTCATTGCTTTGGCACCGGCGTGGTTTCGATCGTGGCAATTGCTTTGCGCTCTGCACTCTCCATCATTTCCTTTAACAGTGGCTTTTCAGCACCGATCATTTCAATGATGAAAGAGTTAACCTCGCGTAGCGCTGCGACCTTTTCCTTCTTCTCATCCATATTGAACTTCTTGCTTGTTGCAATGCGCTCAATCATGGTGAGATAGGCTGCCACCCATTCGTCATTGTTTGGCAGTTTGTCGTAGGCTTCATTGACTCCCGGGACCATGAAGACAATGCCTTCTTCCGGCACTTCGTACACTTGATCCTGGGGGATTTCCTCTACTGCTATGGGCGCGGGGTCTTGTGTAACAACAATGCTTTCACGGCGTGCTTCCGGGATAGTCTCGACTTCGGTTTCGTCAAGCATTCCGAGTCCGACGTGGGCGAGTACGGAACGCCGAATCGCTTTTGTAGTCGCTTTAAGGATTGCATTAGCAAGTCGTTCTCCCTGAAGGCTTGAGACGTCAACAGCCCCTTGATTTTCCGAAACTCTGCCATCAGCACCGGTACATCTGACGGAGACAATGTAAATTCCATCCACTCGTTCCCGATGCGTAATCTGAGTTGAAAGTTTATGAATTGAACAGAGTTGTTGTGTGGCTCCTGCGTTGGCATAAAGTATTTGCTTTCCATTCAGAGTTAACAGATCAAAGGGCTTGGCTGCTGGATCAAGCCCCACCTGGCGGCAGCGATACAAGTAGTAGTCTCGCTTTTGTGTTTCATTTAAGCCCGATAGATCGCCGCGCAGGACAATTGAATCCTGAATCTTTGGGTCCAAAACGGCGGCAGCATTAGCCCCGCCATTGATATTGACGACATTCATAGTAGCCTCACTTCAAAAGAAAACGACGTGAACCTGGTTGCTCTACGACAAACTTCTCGTAGATTTCAGGCATGGAATTTTTGAATAGATCGGCTGAGAATGCCTTGCGAGACTTGCTGGCTTTCCAGGTTGCCAGTACTTGCCCATCGACTGAGACAAGTTGGCTGGCTTCCATCATGTAGCCTTGGATCGCGCTCTGTAGTTGGCTCTCTTGCTCTTCAAGGGCTTTGATCTGCTCCTTGACTAACTTCAGCCCTTCACAGGCACGCTCTAGGTTTTGTGTGGCGATCAGATTGGTGCCGTTGTCCTGGCGGTAAACCAGTTTGGCTGCGTCGCCCATTGTTTCGGGATCAAACGACCTGGCTTGAATGCGCCCCCAAAACTCTGCCATTTCTTTTATGTGAATGTCTTTGATTTGGGCGCTGAAGTCCAGCGGATAGCCTACGATCTCTTGCCCACCAAAACACACCACTAAGACGACGCGTTCGATTTGGTGAACAGTAGCCTCATGCAAGCACTGCACGCGGTAGCCAATGTCCACGTCCATGCTGCCGTTGTCACCGTACTTCTTGCGTTGGTGAATGCCCAGGTTCTTGACCTCGTACAACACCTTCCCATCCTCGCTTATGTAATCAAAATGTGACTTCATAAACGTATGCTGCGGGTGAGACAGCATGTAATCAGCGTCCTTGAATTGGATTTGATTACGCCTTGCATACTCCCGCATGATTGGTTCTTGCATGACAAGACCCATCTGCACTACTTCGACGTTGGATAGATCATCCAATGGTTTTGCGCCAATCTTCTCAGCGTAAACCTCGCCGCCTCTTCCTTCTACAAAACGCCTGGCATCGTTTGACCAAAGCCCGGCATTACGCACTTCAGGTGAAAAATCACTCATGTTCAGCCCCTAATAAATTAACGATCAAGTTTGTAGCATAGCCACACCACAAACACCACATACAACGCACTCCAAAACACTTCTGCACCTATCATTCGTAGTCCATCCCCAGGCTCAAGCGGCGCTCTTTCAAGCGCTCTACGCTGTCTGCCAGTGCATCGACACTACGACGCGCCTCGACCAATGCCTCGCGCAATTCAGTTTCCTTTTGGCGCAGGGCATCTACGTTGCGGTAGTACTCAGTTAGATCGGGTTCAGATTGAAGTTTGGCAGCGTTGGCTGCATTGATTCCGCATAGCATATTGAAAATGCTGTCGGCATAGTGGATCGCATCGAATCCACATTCTTGCTTCAGTATTGCATTCATGTTGTTCCCCTCATAGTTAGGACCGGATTGTTTGTGTCACTACTGACACGCTCATACGTTAACAGACTAACAAACACAATGTCAACACATCATGCAATTATTTTTTTTAATCGAAAACAAACTATTCATAGCATTTAGTGCTAGTACACTGGTACTAACTGCTGTGGATAACTATGTGGATAACTATGGGATAACCTGGGGTAAGTGATCAGGTCTTGGGTCCTACCTATATAAATATATCTATAGGGTTTCATATAGCCTATAGTTGGTCTATATCTAGATGGTAACCTATAGCCTATGTATCTCTTAAATCCTAATAGTTACATTGATCTATAGTGCCTGTGGAAAAGTCAAACCGATTCGCAAAATCTCGCCATGTCACGCCAGCACTGATTGCCAAACCTATTATTTTTTTCTTGCCATGCTTTAATACATTGGAGCAATTACTAACTTATGAATTTAATAAACGACTCGCAATATATTGGAAAACCGGCAGGCAGGCACCAGGCAAGCGCCCAGGATGTGCCCCAGGGCTTGCCAGGATCGCGCCCAGGGCGTTAAAAAAGAGCGCCCAGGGGGTAGGCTAGGGGCAATAAAAAAAGAGCGCCGGAGCGCCCTTTTTAATGTGCCGGGATTGTTTCTAGAATCCGGCGATCGTTCCCAGGATCATTACTAGCCAAACCAGGGCGTAAAGCCCGAACGCTCCCAGGATCGCCACCAGGTAGAAAAAAGCGCCGCCCTCATTCATTCGATCATCAAACGTTTTACGCTGTCTCATGTTTTACCCTTTCGTTAAGAATGGCACCCAATGCGTGCCCCAGTGCCCCCGGATCGCCAGGGGCACCAGGTCAGGCACTAGGCGGCGATCTTCTCGCCCTCGCTCTCTTCCCTGGCGGCAGGCACCAGGTAATCAAGCGCTTTTTGTGCCTGGGCGCTGGCGCTTAGAATGAATTTTTTATCATTGCGGAGCGCTTTTAACCAGGATTGAATATAACCGGCGTGCCGCAGGTCCCCGTCAATTCCCAGGTGAGCGCATAGCATGGCGGCACCCAATTCCGCGCACAATTCCTCGTAAGCGTAGCCCTCTGATCCAAACCGGGCAGGCGTTAAGCGCTTTAGGCGCTTTTCGTGCCCTGTCGCGTGTACGCTCTCATGCAATAAAGTGGCGTGATAATTCGCGGCATCCGGGAAAGCGGCAGGCGGCGGCATCACAATGGCATCAGTGCTAGGGCGATAAAATGCCTGGTCCCCGGCATGTGTTAAGCCCCCGGATAAGCCCAGGCGCTCCACAATCGCCAGGACGTCGGCGCTTGTGTCAAATGCTGGCGCTGGCGTCTCAGGCAATGGGGGGAGTGTTAAGCCCTCGCATTGCTCCACGTTAAAAACCCAGTAATGCTTGATAAACGCATAGGCGCTTGTCACGCTCTCGCCGTTTTCGCCGGTAGTCTCTTTTTTGTGTACGTTCCAGTAAACCACTGGCGTGCCCTTTTCGCCTGGTTTCACATTGCCGCCCAGGGCTTGCGCTTGCTTGAATGTGACAAACCAAGGCATCGCGCAGGGTTGCATCCCTAGCCAAAAATGGTTAATGCCGCGATAGATCGTGCCGCTTGCCGGGTTATATGGCATCCCGGCACCTGGCGCTTGTTTCAGAGTACGCCAGGGTTTAACCCAGGGCGTCGCGCCTTTCTCTAGTTCGCTGATGATTCGATCGGTAATTGTTTGTGCAATGTCTAACATGTTAAGCCCCTTTCAGTGTTTAGGATGTGCCATATATTTATATATGACATTCACAGTATAGGGACGTTAAGACGTTAAAACAAGCCCCATATATATATATAGACTATGATATTTATCTATAGGGATATGGGTATCTATAGGTATAGACTATAGGACGCATGGGGGCGAATGGATATAGATTGCCTATTCTCGCGCCCCCGTCGATCTATAAAAACTATTGGGGGTTCCTGGGGTATGGCATGTGGCGATCTATAGACAATCACCAGGGTGCCCCCTATACGCTCCCAGGCATGGGGTATGGCATGGGTAGGGTATGGCACCTATAGGCACCAGGTAGGGCACCAGGGCGCAATGATCGCCGGGTATGTGCCAGGGCAGGACGGGCACCGGCGCGAGTGTGACCACGAATGGGTTTCGCACTCGGCATTTGCGCGCCCCATTTCGCTCCCCGCCCCAAGGAAAAATCGTCTTTCCCAAACAACGCACACATTGCGCAACGGTTTGTATATGTTATAGTGCGCATAGATTCACTGATGAGGTTTATATGGACGATGTGTTGAATGTGTTTCTTATATTCTTAGCACTATCAGGAGGTTTAGCGTGGTTGATAGTGTTTGCGTTATTGTTTTTTTATTGGCTGTGTCAATTGCCCCCAAGGGACTGAAAGGAGAAATGGATGTACGAGATTACGAAGGCGGTACCGATACCTGCGGAGAAGGTGAAGCACAACTACCCGTATGAGCAATTGCAGGTAGGGGAGAGTTTTCATGTGCCTGGCGGCAATATGAATGTGCTATGCAATTACAACCGTACACGCGGTAAGAAACTAGAGCGCAAATTCGTGTGCCGCAAAGAAAACGACGGGATCAGAGTGTGGAGGATTGCATGAGCGCGACGGATGAACTGGTGCCCACTGCAAAACTGCGCTTTGTCGAGAAAGACGGAAAGAAGATTCTTCAGCAATGGTGGAGTAACGCGCCCCTGGTCAAGATGGGTCCAGCCCACATGATCAAGGGCGAATGGCGCGACGTGCCAGTGGAGAAGGAGTGATGGAAATGATTGCGGGGGACAAATGGTATTTGCTTTTACTCGCGATCTTTTTGGTGATTTGGACCTGGGAGTAACGATGAGCCTGGAAAAAGTGAACGGAGCGCCTACGGCGCTTGCAGCCGAAGACGCCAAGAAGGACTACATGGCGCGGGTGTACAAGATGAGCCATGCCGAACTGTTCCATGAACTGATGCGGGTGCATACGGCAAGTGCGCAGATGATCAATGAACTTCAAGCGCAATTGGCTGCCAAGGAAGAGGCGGAGAAAAATGAACCTTGAACTGCTCTTTCCAACGCCGGTGGCGTTCTTTGATCTTGGCTTTGAACTGGTTGAGGAAGAAAAGGCATTCTTGCTAGACCTGGAAAGGCGACCCAATGAAGGAAATCAATCATCGGTAGATAACTACCTACTAGACAAGCCTGAACTGGTCCGTATATCTGATCGTGTTCAAGAGTGTATTGATGAGTATGTGAATGACGTATGGAAAGCGGACATTGAAGCCTACGTTACCCAGTCCTGGTTGAACTGGACTAAGCCTGGGCAGTGGCATCACAAGCATGCGCACCCTAACAGCCTGTATTCCGGCGTGCTTTATATCGACGTTGAAAACGACCGTGATCGGATTTCGTTTTACCAGGACGGTTATCAGCAATTAAAGCCCAGGTACAAAGAATGGAACCGGTGGAACTCTTCGTCTTGGTGGCTTCCGGTTAAGACCGGATCAATTATTTTGTTTCCTTCAAGCCTAACGCACATGGTTGAAACCGTGCCAGGTGAAGTAATTGGCAAGGAACGCATAAGCCTAGCCTTTAACACATTTGCAAAACAGATTGGAGATAACAAAGACCTGACTGAATTAGTGCCGAGGCATTTTTCCTAACGAGTGCCTATGACCGACGGGGGGTTATTTGATGAAAGGCTGAAATGCCGTGCTTGTGGACAAGTCCATGAGCATGCCAAGATCGTTCGCCTCCCCGACGGTAGAGAGGTAGGCAACTACAGCGAAGAGTCGCGGCGCTGGCATGAAGCGGCTTGGGTGTTAAAGCGGTATCGAAGCAAACGCACGCGCTTGGAATACTTGAGCGCGGTTGAGGATAAAAGAGGCACGCAGGCTAGAAATGAACTGCGTGAAGAAATGTTGAGAGTTTGGAACTGGAAAAAAGGGGCGCAATGAACATACTGAATACGAGACACGGGCAACTGATGGTCCGACGTGGACCTGATCTCATAAGCAATCACTTGGTCCAGTTAGGAGAGTACGAGTGGCAGGTGGTTGAACTATGCCGCTTGCTGGCTGGTCCGTTTGATGAGGGCGTGGTGTTTGACATTGGTGCCAACATGGGCACGGTCACAGTCCCACTAGCCAAGGCGTTTCCTCATTACAAGTTTATTTCCTACGAGCCACAGTTACATGTGTTCTACCAACTCTGCGGCAATGTGGCGCTTAACGATCTAACCAACGTTGAAGTGCGTAACAGGGCACTAGGAAGCGACTATAAAAACTTTTGGATTGATATGCCTGACTACGCAACCAACGGCAACATTGGTGCCTGGTCTATGTCAGAGTTTGTGCGCGAAAACAGCCATGAGGCGCGTGCTGGTGGCGCAAAGCAATATGTCCGCCAGGATGTTTTGAACGACGTGCATTGCGAGGTGCCGGTGCGCCTGATCAAAATGGACGTGGAAGGCATGGAACTGGACATTCTCAAGGGAGCCAATTACTTTCTGCAAGAGCATAAGTATCCGCCCCTGGTCTATGAATGCTGGAAGCAGTTTGAGTGGTACCAGCCTACGGCTGCCGAATTGGAAGAGTGCGTATGCGGCATGGGCTATGACACCTACCACTTGGGCAACACCATCGTGGCGCTGCACCCTGACAACCCATTAAAAGTCGTAGTAAAAGAAGAGGACGGCAACGTGCGTTTTGAGGTACCCCGTGATGCAATTTGACCGCGCTAAGTTTTATCACTTCTGCAAGCAGTTAAAGATTGAAACCAAAGAGCAGGGCATGCGTGTCCTGGGCAATCAATTGCTTGGTACGCAAACCTACGTCATGGACGAGGTGGCGCGTGGTTTAGCAGAAGACAAACATTTTTTCGTCGTACTGAAAGGTCGTCAGTTAGGTATTACGACAATATCGCTTGCGCTTGATCTGTACTGGCACTTTATTCACCCAGGTATGCAGGGAACCCTGACTACCGATACCGAAGAAAACCGTGAGCAATTTCGATCAACGCTGCAAATGTACATGGATGGACTCCCCAAAGAGTACAAAATTCCTCTCATGTCCCATAACCGAAATCAAATGGTCCTGCGAAATCGCAGCCGACTGTTCTACCAAGTGGCAGGGATACGGGCAAAAGGAGGGCTTGGACGAGGAAAAGGTATTACCTTCTTGCATGGTACTGAAACGTCTTCTTGGGGTGACGAAGAAGGCTTGGCTTCTCTCTTAGCGTCACTGGCGGAAACAAACCCGCTGCGTTACTACATGTTTGAGTCCACAGCGCGTGGCTTCAACATGTTTCACGACATGTGGACCACTGCAAAACGCGCCCGAACCCAAAAAGCAATTTTTGTTGGCTGGTGGCGCAACCAGTTTTACTCCGCTGATCCCGACTCGGACATTTACAAGGTGTACTGGGACGGGAAACTTTCTCCGGAAGAGAAAGAGTGGACCAAAGACATTAAGAAAATTTACAACTACGAGGTCAACTCACGTCAGATTGCCTGGTGGCGTTGGAAATTGTTTGAGGGTTTGAAAGACGACGGACTGATGTACCAGGAATTTCCGCCGACGGAAGACTATGCGTTCGTAATGACGGGCACTTCTTTCTTCAGCACGGCGCGTTGCACCGACGCAATGAAGGCTGCAAAGAAACTTCCTTTCCTTTCTTATCGTTTTTCGATGGGAGCCAACTTCCAAGACACCCAATTGATCCAGTCCACTGAGCGTTTGGCGACCATGAAGATATGGGAAGAGCCGGTTTCCAGTGCGTATTACGTTATTGGCGCTGATCCAGCCTACGGATCAAGCGATTGGGCGGACCGATTCTGCATCCAAGTGTACCGCTGCTACGCCGATGGCATTGATCAGGTGGCTGAATTTGCCACTTCCGAATTAAACACCTATCAATTTGCCTGGATTATTTGCTACTTGGCTGGCGCTTATACCAATTCCACGTTGAACTTGGAGGTCAATGGTCCTGGTCAAGCCGTGATTAACGAAATGCGCAACCTAAAACGCCAGGCAACAGCCCTGCCAGGCAGCGATGCGCGTGAATTAACCAATGTTTTAAGCCACATGCAGCACTATTTGTGGCGTCGTAATGACTCTTTTGGTATCTCAAACAGCATTGGATGGGTCACAACGCACTCATCCAAGGAGCGAATGATGAATTATCTGAAGGATTATTTCGAGCGCGGCATGCTAAACGTCTATTCGACCGAGTGTATTGATGAAATGAAAGGCATTGTGCGCGATCAAGGCTCGATTGCCGCGATGGGAAGGGCGAAAGATGACCGAGTAATGGCTTCAGCCCTGGCTGCCGCTGCTTTTGCAGAGCAAGTACAGCCTAGATTGATCCAAATGCGCCTGACTAGAGAGAAAAAACAGGTCCAAGACGCCGAAAGTGAGGGTAGTGGGCAGGTTCAGGTGCAAAAACAGGTCAGTAACTACCTTAAAGCACTGGGGTTCCAATGATTGAGGTATTGACCATCCAGGAGATTGAAAAACGCATTCAGTCGATGAATTTGGACCGAAAACGGGGGTTTTCGATGGAGGAATTCTCCCGTTTTGCCTGCATTGACTACCGAAATTTGAAAAAAATGTGCCTTGAGGGGTCTATTCCGATCACTGAACTGAGCCAACGCAAACTCAGTAAGGCACTTTTGGCTTTGGAGAAGGGTGAGGCTGGCTTGCGCATGGACATTGCAGGTCGAAAGTACTTGGACTTTCATCCGTCGAGTGAATACAAGATTCCTATGAAGCGCGGAATTTCGATAGAGAAAACAAATGATGGGTTTTCGCTATCGGTAAAGCCCGTTAATAAGATGAGTTACTCTACTGAACACTTGCTAAAGAAGAAAAGGGGTTAATATGGCTGTATTGAAAGATTACAAATGTCCTGTACATGGTTTCTTTGAATCTTATCAACCTGTGTGTCCTGCTGGCTGTACAGACGTGCATGTAGTTTTTTTGAAAGCACCAGGTGTCAAATCAGAAAAAACCAAGCATAATGATAAAACGCTTAATCAACTCGCATTGGATTTCAAGATGGGAGACATAAAATCGACGAAGGAAGGTGAGGCACAGCCTCCACGCCACGCGAAGCCAAACAATCCGTTTGCGCCTCGGTGGGGATCGCCTGCCGAACTCGGTGGCTACAACTTGAATTCTATTGCCGGTGAGTCTGTGTCAGGTCTTAACACAGTGAAGCAGTCGGGCGTTCCGCTTAGTGGTCCAAAGGTCGGATCAATGATTGCTGATCACGAAAACTTGCAGATACAGAAATGAGAATTCCAAAGGAACCGGTCGAAAGAGAAGCCTTCTACATGGACATGAAGCAGAAATGCTTGGTGTCCCAAAACGAACGTATGGCGACATACTCGACCTTGCGTTCCTACTACTTGCACGGTTCGGGGATGGATGAGTCCCCTGCGCACTTCAACAAAATCTATCCTCACATTGATCAACTGAGTGCTTTCATGTACTCGGCTGACACCACAAGATTCTCAATTGAGATTGGCGCTTCCGCGCCCAAGTCTTTTCAGAAAATGGTCCCGGCGCTGACAAAAGCGCTGCATGATTACTGGCTTGCCAGCAACGCGGATCAGGTATTTGGTCAAGCGCTGAACTGGGCGCTTTGCTACAACAGCACCTTCCTCAAACTTATTTGGCGCAACGGCATTCATCCGTACATGGTTGAGCCTGGCGTCTTTGGTGTTTTGCGGGAAGACACGCCCTACACAGATCGCCAAGAGGCGATGGTGCAAGAATATTTTATGACTCGCAGCGAACTGTACTCACGTCTGTGGGCGCACCCGAAACGCGACGAGATTATTAACCGCTTGTCTTATGCCGAGCAAGAAACTAAGCAATACCCGGAGGGCGTTGAGCGCGTAGTGACTTCCGCAATCAATCCGACCATCTACGGTAACGTGATGATGAATCTTGCTGGCACCAACACCTATGTTCCTCGCATTGGTGAACCGACCGTCAAAATGTACGAACTGTGGATTTTTGACGATGAGGTAAATGACTACATTTGCGTAACGATTGCCGAGCCAAATGTCGTGATTTATGACCGCCCATCCAAGAGCCTATTTCTTGAGGGTGAGCAGCCATTTATTCAAATTTGTCCGTCCCCGCAGTACGACTATTATTGGGGACAGTCCGAGGTGCAGCGCCTTGTCTTCTTGCAGGACATGCGCAACAAGCGTACCGGTCAAATCCTGGAACTGCTGGATAAGCAAGTCAATCCGCCAAAGGCAATCATGGGCTTTACCGGAATCCTGGACGAAAAGAATTTTGCATTGAATCGTGCTGGTGGTTTGATTTCAACCGACATGCCAAATGCCAAGGTCGAGCAGTTTGTGCCCGATCTTCCAAACGATTTATTCCGCGAAATAGGCGAGATTGACAATATGTTTGCTGAAGCCAGCGGCATTGTCAGCGTCTTGCAAGGTAGAGGGGAAACCGGCGTTCGATCTGCCGGACACGCAAGCCAGTTGGCACGCCTGGGTTCAAGCCGAGCCAAAAAACGCGCCTTGATTATTGAGGACAGCCTGGAAAAAGTGGCGACCATGTATCTGAAAATGATGCAGGTCTATGACGATACTGCTTACACCGACGTGGATGGCAACAAGTTTATTGCCGCGCAGTTTACGACTGATTTTACCGTGAAGGTAGATGCTCACTCTAATAGCCCAATCTTTATGGAAGATGCACGCGAACTGGCGTTTAGCCTATTCAACGCCCAGGCTATCAGTAAAGCACGCCTCATTGAACTCATTGAGCCTCCAATGAAGGAGGCATTGATAGAAGACATTAAACGTGCCGACGCTATGGCGGCAGATCAGGCTGCAATGCAGCAAAGCCAGTCAGCAAATATGCCTCAAGCGCCAGCAACCCCGGAAACTCCACCTAACATGGACCTTACGGGCGAATCGGCAGGCGAACCTGCCCAACCACAATTGAGGGCGGTGCAATGAACGAGTCTTCAGGATCAATGAACAGTCAAAGCATGGTTAAATCAGGCGATCAGCCGCGCATGCAAGAACGTGACATTCGCCAGGAAAAGGCACCTCCGTCCATGCAATATGTACGGAACATGCCAAGAGGGGCTACACAACGTAACAATGGTTACAGATCAACGTCGAGAGGATGATATGTACGGAAAAACACCTATGAAACAACCCATGAAACCTATGAAAAAGGCTCCTATGCGTGAGCAAAAGCGCAAATGAGTTGAAGGGGCAGTGCATTTTGCCCCTTTTTTGTAGTTGACATGATAGTTAAAATGTATCTAACGTAATGTATCCATAGGAGATATACATGGCTGTGAATCCGCAGGAAATGATGGACATGCTAAAGCAGGGACAAGGTGCAACGCCTTCCGCTGAAGCGCCCACTCCGCCTGCGTTTGAGCAAGAAGAAACCACAGCACCTATGGCTTCGCCTATGTCCACACCTGAAGAAAAGAAAGGTGAGCAGGAAAAGGCAAGACTCAACATTATGATGGCGCTCGACATGCTTCAGCAGTCTATGGGCGCATTCGATCCCAATACCCCTGAAGGCAAGACCATTGAAAAAGTCGTTGCCGAAATCACTCGCCGATTTGGTGAGCGTGAGTCTGAGACTCGCCAACTCATTCCCGCCGAGATTCTTCAAATGATTCAAACTTTGCCGCAAGCGGGTGGTGCCACGCCCGGTCAAAGGTCAGCGATGATGGCACCTGTCGCGGGATCGTCCGCACCCCCATTACCCATGTAAGGAGAAATAAATGGAACTGTTCAAACCGAAAGGTGCGCTGCAACCTCGTCGTCCTACCGACAATTCGCAGAATAATGGTCAGATGGTCAATACCCCTCGCTTTTCACAGATGGGTGGTCTTGATAATTCAGCCAAGATTGGTAAGCGCAACGGCATGACTATGAGCAAGCCTGGCGACACCAAAAAAGTATATTGATTGACGAAAGGGGCTAAACCATGAGTCTTGAAAACTATTCTCCTGAAGCGATTGAGGAATTGGCAGCGCTCTCTAAGCGTTTGTCAGAGGACCCTTCTACCCGCAAAGAATTCTTGCGTTTGACAAAGAAGGTGCATCCTGATCTGCCTGTGCCTGAGATCGAAATTGAAGAACAAGTGGACCGACGCGCATCCGCAGCCGAGCAAAAAGTGCATGAACTTGAGCAAAAACTGCGTCAACGCGAGGTTCGTGAAGAACTCAACAAACGTCGCAGTGCCTTAAAAGAAAAAGGCTATGTTCAATCCGACGATGAAATCTTAGAGGTTGAAAAGTTGATGACTGAAAAAGGTATTGCAAACCATGAGACTGCTGCCGACTACTGGCGTCACATGAAACAAGCCGCTGTGCCCACACCTGGGTATCCGCAGCCTGTCATGTCGCGCCTAGACGTGAGTGGTTTTATGAAAAACCCGGTAGGTGCTGCGCGTGAAACCGCTGCATCGGCTCTTGCAGAACTTCGCAAGAACCCAAAACCCATTGGGCTGTAGTAGATTTAGGGGCTTTTTCTTGAAACTTCGGAGGTAAATTATGCCTATTGGTGGCGGCATTCTTCCGGCTTCGGGTACTCAACAGTACAACGAGTTGACTTATGTTACTCGCAGGGCGTTTATCCCGAAGTTGGTCGTGCAAATCTATAACTCAACGCCCTTAATGGCGGCGCTGATCGCAAACAGTCAAACTGCTTCAGGCGGTGTGTCTTCTGTGTCAGTACCCGTACAAGGTTCGCAATTTGTGAATGCTCAGTGGTCGGACTATTCCGGTTCGTTCGCGCAGCCTTCCGTTCAGCAAGGTGCTTACCAGGCTGAATTTAACCTCAAGTTGCTTGTGTCTCCCGTACCGTTCCTCGGTATGGAAGGTGCAGTGCAGCAAGACTATGCAATCATCCCTCTGATCGAAGCGCGTATGAACGACGCGACCAACGTGATGATGGATGCAATGGCAACGTCGCTTTACACGAACACCACTAACCAGCAACAGTTTATTGGTCTGCCTGCTGCGGTGGATGATGGTACCGGTACTGCCACTTACGGCAATATCGACCGTACCACTAACACCTGGTGGAAAGCCAAGCAGTACGCTGCTGGATCGGTTAACCCAACTCGTCAAAACGTCCTTCAGTACATTTCCGGTACCGTCAAAAACGGCGCTGAAGTGCCTACTTTCGGTGTTTGCGGTTTTGGTACATGGACATTGCTTGCTCAAGACTACGTTGGTCAAGAGCAGTACATGATTACTCCTGGCTCCGGCTTTGACGGTGATGCCAACGGTCCCCAGGCTGCGTTCCGCGCCCTGATGGTTGCTGGTGTGCCTATTTATCCGGACCCATATTGCCCTGAAGGTACTCTGTACCTATTGAACTCGAACTATCTCTCGCTCTATATCCATGAGCAGGCATCGTTTGCGTTCACAGGCTTTGAGTCCACTTTGCCGAACTTCCAAATTGGTTACGTTGGCGCAGTGTTGATGATCGCTGAATTGGTCAACACTAAGCCTAAAGCCATGACGAAGATTACCGGCTATAACTCACTTAGCCTGTAAGGAGGAATCATGTCTTTAGCAATCAATAAAATCATCCTTGCCGATGCAAACGCAAACACGGACGGTGCGTATTTTCAGACTGGTACTTTCAGCGTTGCTGCTAACAGCACCACTGTGGTTACTGCTGGTACTTATTTGATCACGCCCACTGCTAACGTTTCTGTTCAGGTAAACACAAACTCTAACGGTAACGCCTTCACTACCCTGATGGCGGCTAACGTTGGTGGCGTGTTGATCTCTGACGGTGTAAACGTTCGCTTGTCCAATGGTGACGCTAACAATGCCAAGACCGTTACTTATGTAACGATCAATGGCGGCGAAGCGGCTAACTCTACCTACGCGTAAGGAGGCACTATGGACGCAAATGCCGTTGGTCGTTCCTATCCTGACTCGTTTGGTAACTATCGCCTTGCGGAGCAAACTGGCGTAAGCCTGAACTCCACTGGCGACGTAACCACGCTAGTCGCACAGGCTGCGACCAAGTACATTGTGCGTCGTATCGTGCTGTCGAACTTCAGTGCAAGTGCCGCTAGTGCTAACGTCGGTGTTTTTACCGGCGCAAACTCTACCGGCACTACCATTGCTGCTGATCAAACAATTAGTGGCGCTTCCGGCGCTACTAAGTTTGTTGATCTGACTCTTGCTTCGGCAGCAAATACAGACGTGCAAACTGCCCGTGTGCTTTACGTTAACGTGTCGGCAAACGCCGCAGCAACCTGCGACGTAGCCCTTTACGGAGATATTGTCTCGCTATGACCACTACTGTTTTTGTCCGCAACAATGGAGATCAACCATTTTCTGATGCGCTGAATGGAGTCGTTTACGACTTTGTTCCTGGCGCTGAAATTGAGATTCCTGAAATTGCGGCAAAACACATTTTTGGTTATGGCGACGATGACAAAGAACCATACTTGGTAAGACTTGGGTGGATGAAAATGAACACGGATTTTCCGCTGGCTATGGAAAAACTTGGGAAGTTTTCGTTCAGTCGAGAGCCTTCCAAGCCCGTCCACTTGTCAGCCCCGGTGGTGGAACGAGTAGCCGCCCCCTTGCCTAAAGCACGGGGTGCGGCGAAAGTTGCAGTGACAGAAAATGAGTAACTATGGCAACGACGTTATCGGGGTACATTACAGAAACCCGACGTTTATTGCATGACGTTAACGCTAACTTTTGGACAAACGCAGAGTTAACTGATTACATAAACGACGGACGCAGCACAATGGTGAGGGACACCGGGTGTAGCCGTGTCCTTCAATCTTATACTGCGCCTTACAACGTCGAAACTATCGACTTTTCTGCTTTACCCGAAGGCGCTAACACGATTGATGTTTTGAATATCAATCTGTACTGGGGCAACTCTCGCGTGCCCCTGTACTACCTTCCCTGGACTGACTTTAACGCTCAATTGCGTTATTGGCAAAACTACACTGGGCGTCCCATTGGATACTCAATGTATGGTCCTAAAAAAATCTTTATTGGTCCAAAACCTGATCAAGCCTATGTAATGGAACTTGATACGGTCGTGCTGCCTGAACCTTTAGTAAACCTGGCAGACGTTGAGACTTTGCCCACTCCTTTTACGGAGGCGGTGCCTTTTTATGCAGCCTACATTGCCAAGTACCAGGAACAGTCCTATGGCGAGGCTGAGATATTCAAAGCAGAGTACGCCAAGCATGTTATGGAGGCGCTCAATACTACCTTTACCCGCAGACTCCCGACACCTTATGTAGCGGGGTACTAACATGGCTGCGGTAGAGCAACAGAAAAAATACGCTGTAGTCAAAGACTTCAAGGGTATTAACACCAAAAACAATCGCACCGTTATTGATGATGGCGAGTTTGGCTGGCTAGAAAATGCCATGCCAATTGGTTTTGGCAACCTTCGGATTATTGAGGGAAACCAACAAGTTAATGTGACCTGGGCACAGGAAGTGACTTTTTTAGGGTCCGTTAACATTAACAACAACGAATACATCATGGCTTTTGAGGATGATGGTTCGGCTCAATACGTCAACTTAACCACTGGTGCGACTGGAAACGTGGCTGCTGCCGGTACGTTTTCAAACGCTAACGTAATGATTACGCAGTGGAAAAACGAACGCGCCCTTATTATTGATCCCGTTAATGGTTACAAAACCTGGGATGGCACCAATCTGCATGACATTGGAAGCGTCAACAGTGTAACGATCAACAATGGCGGCACTGGATACAACGCGGCAAACACGACTGTAACTTTTGGCGCTCCTAACCAGGCAAACGGGATACAGGCTACTGGTACGGTAGTTATTGTTTCGGGCGCTGTTTCTGAGATCGTAATGACGGAATGCGGTACTGGCTATACTTCCGCGCCTTCCGTGACAATTTCCGGTGCTGGAAGTAACGCAAATGTGACATGCACGATCCTAAACCAGTCCGGAACAGACATAGCAACGTTCTCCGGTCGAACTTGGATTGCCAGTGATCGAACCGTGTTTTACACGGCAGCCGACACCTTTAACGACTTTTACAGCGTTTCGGCAGGGTTTATTACCATTACAGACTCTACCCTGCGTACCAACATAACCAGGATTTTGTCAGCCAATAACTTTTTGTATGTTTTTGGCGAGGACTCAATCAACGTGTTTTCGGACGTTAGGGTTGATGCTAATACTGGCACCACGCTTTTTACCAACACCAACGTGTCTGCGTCGGTAGGTTCAAGCCTTAAACATGCCATTTTCCCGTACTTTCGATCAGTGCTTTTTATGAATGAGTACGGTGTGTACGCCCTGGTGGGTGCTACAACGACAAAAATTAGTGATCCATTAGACGGAATTTTCCCTTCAATTTACTTTACGGAAGAAGTTTCAGGCGGTCAGTGTTTGATCAATAACATTTTGTGTGCCGTGTTTAATTTCAAATACAGCGAAAACGGTACGGATCGGTGGGTTCAGGCAGCATTTTTTGAGCGTAAATGGTTTTTAACAAACCAGTTAACTAACGCTTATTACGTTGTTCCAGCCGTAAAAGACGGTTTTCTGAATCTGTATGGATCAACGGGCTTAAACCTGTATCAGTTTTATGAAAGCAACACAAACCCAGTAGTCGTTGATATTGAGACTGCGCTATTGCCTATGGGGGACCCCATTCGTGATAAGCAAGCCTTAAAAATAGGCATTGAGGCTACCCTTGGAAGCCAACCAGTGATCCTGGACGCCTATGTGGATTCGGAGTCGGACCAGTCTCCGGTCATTGCCTTTGCCAACTCTGTCCTATGGCTAAATAACTCTTCCCAAGTTATTGACTGGACTAACAATTCTTCAACGATTATTGCTTGGTTAGGTCCACAAAGTGCTGGTGCCGGGTATTACCTGTACAAATCAGACGCAAAAATGTACGGCAAGTACCTTGGCATGACTATTCAAAGCACATCCACCCCATTTACAATAAATGGATTCCAATTTGAACATGAATTGAGAGCGAGGTTCTAAATGGCACTACCTATCACTATACCCAATACATTTGCTAATGCAAATGCTGCGATTCCGTTGTCGCAATTGGACAATAACTTTAGCACGGTTGTTGTTGCAGTTAATGGAATCGGCAACGGCGCTGAAGCACTTTCTAACGTCAACATTACTGGCGGATCGGTTGCAGGTGCAAACGTTTCAAACTCAGTATTGACTAAAACTAACCGTGAATTGGTAACAATTGACGCAAACGGCGCAGCCAACACGATCAATTATGACGTAAATACGCAGCAAGTATTGCTTTATACAGGCAATGCAAGCGCTAACGTTACGTTAAACATTCGTGGTAACTCGTCCGCATCCTTAAATAACGTCATGTCAACTGGTCAAGTAGTGACCATTGCGTTTGGTATGACTAATAACGCTACTGCCAAGTACGTTTCTTTGAGTCAAATTGACGGATCGAACGTTACTCCCAAGTGGCAAGGTGGTACTGCGCCAAGTGCAGGTAACGCTAACTCGACTGATTTTTATACTTACACGGTTATTAAGACCGGCAATGCTGCATTTACTGTGCTTGCATCGCAGACTAAGTTTGCATAAGGAATCACTATGCCAATTCTATCCACTCTAGCCATAGCCACTGCCAAAGCGTATGGTTTTACGCTTGGTGGTATTGGTCCATATACAGTCATTCAATCGTTTACAGCGTCCGGATCGTGGACTTGCCCGACTGGTGTAACAGAAATTGAGTATTTAATTGTTGCTGGTGGTGCTGGTGGTGGTCGTGGAGATGGGCTTGGCGGCGGTGGTGGTGCTGGTGGATTTCGTACAGGCACGGGTCTTGCTGTAACTGCTGGAACAACCTACACGATTACTGTTGGTGGTGGTGGTGCCGGAGGAACAGGAGGTGCTGGTGCTTCAGGATCAAATTCATCTATTGCTGGTGCGCCTATAACAGAAAACCCATCTGGAGCAGGAACCAACACTTTGAAATCATATGGTGGTGGTGGTGGTGGTTATGGTGTAAATGCTGGACCCCCGGCTATGAATGGAGTAGCAGGTGGAAGTGGAGGTGGGGGTGGAGTTGCAGTGCCAAATACAGCAGGAACCGGAGCCGCTGGGAATACACCATCAACGTCTCCTTCTCAAGGAAACAGTGGTGCAAATGGAAATAATCCGTCAGATCAAGCCGGTGGTGGCGGTGGTTCGGGTGCCGCTGCTACAAACTTAAATGGCGGTGGCGGAACTTCATCAACAATTAGTGGTTCATCTGTTGGTTATAGCGGAGGCGGTGGTGGTGGCGTTGGTTCGGGAGTTGGCGGAAGCGCAACGGATGGAGGTGGTATTGGCGGTGGAACTACTTCACCAAGCACTGCTGCTGGCGCTGCTGGAACTGTTAATACTGGTGGGGGCGCAGGCGGTGGTCGTGCAGGTAACGGAGGCGCTGGCGGCTCCGGCATAGTCATCATCAAGTACACCGCAACTGCTCAAACTGCAATTTTCTATACATCCGGATCATGGACTGCGCCTACTGGCGTATCGTCTGTCGAATACTTAGTAGTCGCTGGTGGCGGCGGTGGTGGCAAAAAAGGTGGCGGAGGTGGTGCAGGTGGTTTTAGGACCGGCACTGGATTGTCTGTTACTGGTGGAACTACTTATTCAATCACTGTAGGCGCTGGTGGTGCTGGTTCTACTAATTTGGCTGCCAAAGGTGTGAATGGGTCTGATTCTATTTTTTCATCAATAACTTCAAGCGGTGGTGGTGGAGCCGGTTCCGACTCAAGTGGTTTCCAAAATGGAGCAAACGGTGGATCGGGTGGTGGTGCTGCTGGAGGAGGATATTCGCCTTCAGGAAGTGGTGGTGCTGGTAATACTCCATCTACAAGTCCCTCTCAAGGCAATAATGGTGCAGGAAATATAGGCAGTTCCCCTTATAACGGAGGTGGGGGTGGGGGCGCTGGCGCTGCTGGATCAACTAACGGCAACGGTGGTAATGGCACTGCATCATCAATTTCAGGTTCGTCCGTAACCTATGCTGGCGGTGGCGGAGGAGGTGGTGATATAAGCCCAAGCGGAACTGGTGGAACTGGTGGTGGTGGGGCTGGCGGAGCCGGTGGAGGCGCCTCTGTTGCAGGTACAGCAAACACTGGCGGCGGTGGAGGTGGTGGTGGTAATGCTTCTAATGGCTCTGCCGGTGGTTCCGGAATTGTTATTCTTAAATGGGTATAAGGGGCTAAATATGGAAACCAAAATTTATCGGTTGTATGGCATAGACACGGCAATGAATTTGCTGCGTCCTGGTGCCAAATGGGAGTGGACCGGTGGTGTTGGATTTACTCGTTGGGAAGACCCAAGACCAAAACCAACAGTTCAAGAAGTTGAAGAAACGATGGAAAAAATTAAAGCGTTTGAAGATTCTATTAACACAGTATGGTTGCCTGAACAGATCGCTGAAATTACTGGTCAGCAACAAAAAATTGCAGAAGCAATCGGAGGATAACTATGGCTCATTTTGCAAAATTAGATGAAAACAACGTAGTCACGCAAGTTATTGTGGTTGCAAACTCCGATACTGCTGACGCAAGTGGCGTTGAAAAAGAATATATTGGCGCTGCATTTTGTGAGCGTCTTTTTGGCGGCACATGGAAACAAACCAGTTACAACGGAAAGATTCGCAAAAACTATGCTGGCATTGGTTTTACATACCATGCAGACATTGATGCGTTTGTTGCTCCGCAGCCATTTCCGTCTTGGACATTAGATGATCAGGCTCAATGGCAAGCGCCAGTCCCTATGCCTACCGATGGAAAAATGTATTCCTGGGATGAGGATGCACAATCATGGGTGGAGGTGCAAAATGGGAATTAACGCTTTTACGGTGCTTGGCAACACGGTAAAACTTACTGCTGCTACTACGGCTCCAACCCCTGTCCAGGTTAACAGCGCGACTCTTGGCGGGAACCAGTACCGGATCATTAACCTATCTAGTACGGTTACAGCCTTTCTTGCTTATGCGCAGACTTCTGCTGCTGCTACGGCAAATTGCGTTATTCCTACTGGCGACGGAGCAAATGCAAAAAATTGCATTCCTATCTTGCCAAACACAGACGAGATTCTTTCTTTTGTACCTAACGGATATTTCACGGCGATTACGCCAGCAAGTGTTGCTGATCTGTATATAACGCCGGGTGACGGACTCTAAGGAGTAGATCATGCTTAAAGTAGCAGGGGGCGGTGGAATACAAGGTGGTGTTGTTTACCAAGGCACTTGGGATGCAGCCACGAACACGCCTACGCTTACTTCAGGCATTGGCACCAAGGGTTATTACTATGTCGTATCTGTGCCTGGCAATACAAACCTGGACGGAATTACTGATTGGCAAACTGGCGACTGGGCTATTTTTAACGGTGTTGTTTGGCAAAAAGTAGATAACAGTGAAGTTGTTTATGTCAGTAACGTAGCCACGGGTACTGGTCTTACAGGCGGTCCGATCACGACTACTGGAACCATATCTATTGCCAACACTGCCGTTACTGCTGGCGTTTATGGAAACGCATCGACAGTAGCCCAGGTTACGATCAATGCACAAGGTCAAATTACCAATGCCGTTAACACGGCAATTGCTATTTCGGTTGCTAACGTTGCAAACGCTGTACCTGATAGCAGAGAGATTATTGCCGGTACTGGATTGACTGGCGGTGGCAATCTTTCTGCAAACGTCACAATTAGCATGGGCAACACAAACGTGGTTGCTGCTACTTATGGCGGCGGCACCAATGCTGCTGAAATTACGGTTGACGCCCAGGGAAGAATTACCAATGCTGCTAACGTAGTTATTCCGCAAGGTACTGTAACCAATGTAGATACTGGCACCGGATTGACTGGTGGACCAATAACAACAAATGGCACGATCTCTCTTGCCAATACTGCTGTAACTCCTGGCGTTTATGGAGATTCTGCAAACTCTGCGCAGATCACAATAGACGCTCAAGGTCGCATTACTTCTGCTTCCAATGTGGCAATTCCACAAGGAACTGTTACAAACATTGCGACTGGTACAGGTCTAACCGGCGGTCCAATTACAAGCACTGGAACTATTGCGCTTGCCAATACAGCGGTATCGCCTGGCGTGTATGGCTCATCCGGTCAAGTGCCACAAATTACTATTGATGCTCAAGGTCGCATTACTAGCGCGTCAAACGTTACGCTTGGCGGATCAACTATTGTTGTCACTAACGTCGCAACAGTATCTTCAGGAACTTTAGTTTCTTGGGAAAACAATGCGCCTGCAACAATTACTTGGCAAAACAATAGCCTTGTCACTATTGGATGGACAAATAACATTTATTTTGTTACTTCCAACAACGCAACTATTCTTGTCAATTGCTCTATTGAGGCAATGTCAATTCAATTGCCTGCTGCTGCAAGCGTGAGTGGTCAACAATACAAAGTTAAGAAAATTGATAGCGGTGCAAACGCCGCGACGATTACCACAACGTCTTCACAAACTATTGATGGGTCAACAACATATCCTCTGCCAAGCCAATACAATAGTGCTACCGTTCAGTCTGATGGATCGAACTGGTGGGTAACTGCTGAAGTCGTATAACTTGAGAGGAAAAAGTGGAGCCACAGTTTTTGATCAACATTCTTTTTGCTGCCGCTGGTGCTGCTTTTGGGTGGATTCTGAATAGCCTGTCGCGCTCAATTGTTCGGATTGAGGACCGGATTTCGGAAATGCCCATGATTTACGTCAACCGTGATGACTACCGGGCAGACATTACTGAAGTCAAAAGCATGCTTGGCAAGATTTTTGATCGTCTTGACCAAAAGGCTGACAGATGAGCCTGAACATGGATGCCTTGGCTACGCCGATTTTTGGTGAGCCGGACAGCCTGCGGGACTTTTTGTTTGAAAACGGTATCCAGCACCAGGTCTTTTCTGAGCGTTTAATTGACGCTGGATTCTTCGTTCCGCGTTATCCGATCATTGATGCCGACCCCCAGGACTTAGATGATTGGCTGCAAATACACCAACTTGAACACCAACGCTTTGCTACAATTCTTAACTTGAATGATCCATTTAATCTGTTAGACTTGGACTTCAACCAGGAAGATGACTTTTACGATTGGGTAAACAGTCACTTGTTAATACATGAACAGATAGCAAGAGTGTTGGGGGTAACATGATAGATGATACAGAGTTTCTAAGACTTTTCAACGCTGTAGCCAAGGTCGCCAAGACCCCTTCAAACCCTCCCGTTCCGGCAGAAAGCCTGGATCAAAACTTCCAAGAATTGAACATTGACAGCCTCGACGGGCTGATCATGGGCATGTATTTGTGCGAGATTTTTGACATTCCTGAAGAGGTGGGCAAAAACTTCCAGCCACAGACTGTAGGCGAATTCCAGGCAATGCTGTATGAGCATGCCCAAAAGACCGATATTGTGGTCGATGAAGTCATTAAGAGCCTCAAATGAGCCTGTTTTTGACCTTCGGAAACACGGTTTACAACAAAAAAACGACCGTTTTAGACGAAATACGCTACCCACAAAGGGTTCATTGGCTGCCTGAAACCTACGCCAAAACTAAGACTGGGTTCGTCTATGTGCCGCATTTACTTGCGGATATGGTCCTCCCCGCAGAAAAAATTTCATGGCTACGGGAAAACCCTAGTATTGGAAAAACGGCATTTATCCTGGCTGGTGGCAATCAACACTTTGCCGGAATCAATCCTCGCAGTGGTCAAGAGCAAACCAGGCTGCACTACGTTTACAAATTCCTGCCATTTTCTTTGACTCAGGTGTATGCCGGTCGCATGGCGCAGCAAATTTGCCAGCCGGACTACATAGCCACAGACGCCACTGCCTGCGTTTCTAGCCTCAAGGTCCTTATGGACTGCCAAATGCTTGAAGCCTACGGGTTTACCAGGTTCATTATCCTGGGCGTCGAGGACGCTGTAAGCAACTCAGTTTTAGAGTTTTTTGGGGATGCCGGAGCCTCTTTGACCATGAAGCGGGAAGAGGAAGAGGGTGTTTTGCCTAGCGCTTTTGATCAGAAAAACGGTGGTTTTTACGTTGGGCAGGGCGCGGTCTTTGCAGTCTTGCAAACCGAAAAGGAGGTCCTGCATTACGGGCTTACCCCGAAGGCTAGATTGTTGTCAGCATACCATGCCGCTGAAGTGACTTCCAACGCCATAGGTCAGAGGGATGATGGAGAAGGTTACTGCAATGCAATTGAGGGTGCGTTAGCGCATGGGCAGATTAACCGCAAAGACATTTCAATTGTTAAGTCTCACGGTACTGGAACCGCGTCTAATAATGCTTCAGAGAGGGCTGCACTATTTAGATCACTCAATAACTTTGTTGCCACTTCGTACAAACAAAAAATTGGTCACACAATGGGTGCTTCGGGGTTGCTAGAAACACTACTTTTGCTTGACAATGTAGCATGTGGTGTTGTACCAGGTATAGCGAACAGAACTGAAACTGATCATGTGTTTTTGTCTCAGGATTGTG